CTGAGTTCTCAGTTAATTCCCTCTCGTTTGACGAAACGAGCATCGGCCTGACTCTCTTTAATTAGAGTTATAGCCATTGCAGGAGAAACTACATATAAATGGTCTATTAACATCTTACTTAATCGTAAGCTTTTAATAGATCTACTATTTGTTTGTTTCTTCTCGTCAAGGACTCAAGTTAGACGGCTTAATGACGTGAAAGCAAGCTTTAAAGCTTCACTTTCAGTCATCTTAGTGTCTAACTTATAAGTACATTCTTGTAATATTTCGCTCATAGAGCTTAATATACAATTAGTACTAGGAAACTTGCTAATACTACTAAAAGAATAGAATCTTCTATATCTATTATAAGTATTAACAGTCTCCTCAAGTCCCAAAAATCAACCTTGGGTAATTCGATAATCGATGATCTGTTTTAAAACAAGATCAAAGATTATAGAATCCTTAGGATCTAGCGAACTTATAGCCGTAACCGTAAGGTTAGGTGATAAGTCCAGTCCTAAGTTCAACCCAAAACAACTAACTAAATCTCAATAGTTACTTTTAATTTTATCAATTCATTTAGAATTAATAACTTTATCAGAACTAAAAAGATTTTTTAGTTGATCTCGGAGGATCGCAAAATCTTCCACTTCAATTAAAGAGTTATTTAAAATAACATCTTTAAAAGAACGTGGGCTTCCTATCATTTCAAGGATTGACTTAGGTCCAATTGGACTAACGTCAACCCCATGATGATAGAAACGTTTTGCGAATTCACAAGATCCTGAAGCACTTACTAGAGATTTGGATAGATTAATTTCTACACCCAAATCCTTCATAAGAACCAGATAAGTACTGGCAACTGCTTTATCTCCAATGACAATATCGTCACCGAGGACAGCGTAGTTTTCGAATCAATTAATTGATCCGGCTCTACGTGCAGCAACCTGTACTATCAAGTGGTGAGTAATGGCGAGCATAGGCCATGACGATAGACAACCCATTGGTTGACCGATAGCATATCTATAAGAACCATTGGAAGAAATAAATTTCTTATCCTTAGATTCTAAGATATAATCTCGATCGACCAATAACGATTTCCAAAGAGAACCAACTTCTTCATTATTAAATAAAGAAGAAATGATTCTACTTTGTAAATCGATAGGAAGTCTATCAGTAGCTGCGGACAAATCAAAACTATATAACTCTTGTATACCTTTATCAATAAGAACCTTAACAGGTTTATGTTGATCATAGGTACCATCTTGGGGTATGGAAGATAAAATCTTCAATATACCATCATGGAGAGTTGCTAGTAACGATTGGGTCCAAGCATCTACCATAGCAAATACTCTAACCTTACCTGCCGCTTCTTGTTTTAAGCAGAGTTTTCCCAATTTCAGTGAATCCTGAGATGAAGTTAAACTATCGTTAATTTCTTTTGTACCCAAAATATCAAGGATATTAAGGTCTTTAGAATTAATGAAATTTAAATCATCTCTTAACTTCTCGAAGATATCTTTATGATTTGTTAACAAAGCAAATCGTTTGAATACCTCCAATAATGTAGGGTTATTCCGTCATGCAAAAGCATCGATCGCATAACCAAACAATTGGTTTCGAGAATTAGGACCCG